GAGTTTTGTAGACGTGGATAAAACGAAACAATTACTTGAATTATGAACTCAATAAATGTAAACGGTTGCAGCGTATGTCAACCCGGTAAAGAAAATTACACCACCTACAAAACACCAGGTTGAGAGGTAAAAGAGTGAGAATGTACCAGTACGACTACCGTACTGAAAGTGGTGAATTCTTTGCTTGTTGTGCGCCTACCTTAGAGGCGTGTAGAGAAAGACGGGACAAATGGTTGGACGCTAAAAATAAATCAGTATGTTGACAATAGAAATACCAAAATCAAATAGAAGAAAATCCGAGGAAGACGCACTTGCATCTTTCATCCTCTCGGAAATCAAAGAGAAAGGTGAATGTGTTTACTTTCATTATGGCGTAGGATGGGGAAATAACTGGCCTCATTGTTGGGCAAAAAATACTGGAAGTGACGCTAAAGACAGACACCAAATTTCGGAGTTGGCGCACGATAATGTCATAAGAGCATTTATAGACAAGGGCTATTCTGTCGAGTATAGAAGTGAAATAGCCGCCGGAAGATATGTGATTATCAGAGGATAGCTACAATGGAAATGAAAACGAAAACAAGTAAAGTCACGTTTCTACTCCGTTCCAAAAATCTGCAAAAAGCATTATCTATCTTTCCCACTTTTCATATTAACGTTCATCAAAGAAGAATGCAAGACTTTACAGGTTACCAGTGAAATACTTTCCTGTAATTCTTTATCTTACCAGCAATTCGGCATTGATATCAACAAAGGAATTATAACACACATAACAAAGTATTGACAAGCCGTGTCAGTACTTTGTTTTCCTCATTTTTCCCCTTAGCTCCCTTATTAAGTACCTTCGTTTCTGTAACGCAAAAAAAGCAATTATGGAAATTATTTACAGAAAACTAGAGGAACTGAAGAAACTGGAAAACAATCCAAGAACTATTTCGGATGAACAGCTAGACAAACTTAAAGAGTCAATCCGAAACAATCCGGATTATTTCGAAGCCCGACCGATCATCCTGTCAGACCGTACTGGCGAATTGATCATTATAGCCGGAAACCAAAGGTATGATGCCTGTATATCGCTAGGTATGCAACAAGTACCGACCGTTCTTATTCCCAACCTGACCGAGGAAAGGGAACGTGAGCTAATCATACGTGATAACGTTAACAACGGACAATGGGACATAACCAAGTTGTTTGACTGGGATTGTAACGAGTTGCTTAATTGGGGTATGGAAGGCATCAGCTTTCCTGATCCGACAGATTTTTCAGAAGATATAGAAGACAGTCATAATGTACTCAAGAACGCAAACTATGAAGCCGGAGCTCATATCAAATATTTAGTATTTGAGGGGTATAAGATTCCAGTCAGTGAAAGCGAACTGGAAGCACTGAAAGCACGGGCTTCTGAATATTTGGATGAGAACGGTGTAATGGTTGGTTTTGTTAATAATCTACTTGGCTTATGATGGAATACATAGACATATCAATATTGAACCCGGCAGAATATAACCCACGCCTGCTCACTAATGAAGCACAAGAAGATTTAAAAAAATCCATCAAGGAATTAGGCATTATCAAACCGATCATCATACGTCAATCGGATAAACGTATCATGGCAGGACACCAACGTACAAAGACAATGAAGCTGCTTGGGTATACCCATGTTCCAGCCTTTATTCTTGACGGTGTAAACTCCACCGATGAAGTAAGGTTCAACCAACTTCACAACTATGCGGAATGTGAGTTGTCGGAAATCCAACCAGAAATCAATGTAAGTCTTCCTAAAGGAACAGAAGGATTTTATACTGTATCCAACAAAGATATCTCCATTCTTTCCAAAGGAGGAAACAACTCACGTGTTGTTGACCTTACGAAAATGATTCTCCGTTACGGCCAGTTTGCAAATGCCGTATGTGACCATACCGGGAAAGTGATCATCTCAACAGTATATGCCAAAACGGTAAAACTATTAGGTATGGACCTACTTGTATATGTCCTTCCAGAAGGGAAAGAAGAAATCGCGCTCAAATACTTCTCTAAGGAATATGGAGTGTTCGAGTATTCCCATCTGGAACGAAAGACCTATATACAGTCTTTTGCCCAAAAGGCACGGCTACGGCAAAAGAACGGGGTTCCAAGCAAGCGTAGCCATTCAACGTTGTATGAAACGCAGGTTATACCATACATCACCAAGGATATGCGCATACTCGATTTCGGTGCCGGACAAAAGGATTACGCAACCATACTGAAGAAAAAAGGCTATCTCATTGACGCCATTGAATTCTTCCACCGCAAAGATGGAGCGGACATCATTGATGAAAAGGAAATCAGGCAAGACTGTGCTTCCATATGCAAGACCTTGTCGGACTACGGGCTGTACGATGTGGTTGTGTGCGATAGCGTGTTGAACTCTGTGAACTCAGAAGAGGATGAAAAGAATGTCTTACTTTCGTTATCAGCATTATGCAAGCCCGGAGGAATGATATTCTGGTCTGGCATTCCGCTGCTGTTCGCCCAGAAATCATCTGAACGCAAGGAAACACACGACCATCGTTCTAAAGCCGTATTTCTTGACGCAAAGAACTTCACAGCCAACTTCCGTTTTGGTGAATGGTACTTCCAGCATTATCATTCCACAGCTGACATCGTCAGATTAAACACAGCTTACATCGGAAAGGATTTTAACATATTCGATAAAGGAATGAAGATAAGCCCAGAAAAAGAGTTAAGAGGTTCGTCATTTCAAGTAGCATCAACCAACGGAAGGAGCGCAAGTAAGAGTGATTATCTGAAAGCGTTGCAATATGAATTCACACTTCCTCTTCCCAATAATCGCAAATGGGATTTGGACAAAGAAATTATACCAATCTTTAAAACACTATAAACAATGGCAGCACCTAAAGGAAATCAGTTTTGGATGTTACGCAGCAAGCATGGCAGGGATAAACTCTTCGCCACGCCTGAAGCGTTATGGGAGGCGGCGTGCGAATATTTCCAATGGTGTGATGAAAACCCATGGACAACAAGAAAGGCTATACAACGTACCATGCCTGTTAGACGCAAAAAAGGTAAAAGAACAGAAACTGTTAATGAACAGCAAACACAACAAGAAGTTTCACCTACACAGCGCCCCTACTCTCTCACCGGATTA